TCACACAATCAGGCGCGACAGCAGCAGCGTCACCGCGCCGGACGTGAGCGCCGTGGCTATGTAACCCATGAGCTTCCGCCACTTTTCTCCGTCGCGGCTCTCCAGCGCCTGTAGGCGCTTGCCCTGCTGCTCCTGCTCCTTGACCATGCTTTCCATGCTTTTGGCGAGAGTATGGACTGATAGTGTGAGGTCGCCGATCTCGCGCACGGTTTCCTCCAACAGCTCAAGCCGCTTGTCCTGACGCCGCTCTTGATCGGCAATTCTGCGGGCAAACTCTTCGTGCTCCGCGCGAGATATCGGCGAGTCCATAATCAATCCTCCTTGGGCTTCGTGTAGCTCATTGCCAGCTGGCTGTCCCGCAGTCCTGCCGTCGTCGGGTCGTTCACGATGCCAAGTATCACGAGCACGGCAAACACGGCGTTCACAAGGTCGAGAAGCCTCGCCTCGATGCCATCCAGCTCCAGCGTGAAGCCGAACACCGCCGCGATTGCCTGCACGAGCAGCAGCAGCGCGGGGATAAGTGCCAGCCAAAAGGTCTTGCTGGCAAGTCTGACCTTCCAGTTAATCATCCTTCTCACCTCCTTCCATCCTGTAAAGCATCGTCCACACCTGCTGCCGGGTGCACGGGTTGTCCGGGTTCTCACCGTCGGATATGCCCTCGGCCATGGCCCACTCCCGCGCCAGCTCGTTCTCAGTCTTGGCGGGCGTCTCCGGGTCGGGTTCCGGCACAGGCTCCGGCTCGGGCGCTGTGGCGGGCTGATTAAGGCCGTTGGCCGCGATGATTGCCGGGTAGTCGTAGTAGGCTGCGTCCATGTCCACCCGCCCGGAGATACCGTCCACGCTGCCGGTATTGCTGTACTGCCAGATGCCGCCCGCCTGAGAGGGCTTCGTGTCCAGGTTCGGCTTGGACGGCCACTGGGCCAGCCACACGTCATACCTTTTGGCAAGCTCCGAATCGAAGTACCGCGTGAGATAGTCGGCGTTGGTATAGAGCTGCGCGTAATAGCGCGCCGCCTCGATTTCCCCGAGGAATGCGCGGGCGAAGCTGCTGGCCATTTCCTTCGTGATCTCAATGCCCAGCTTCTCGGCGTTGTCCACGCTGTCATACTCGAAATCGTAGGCTACGGGATAATCCAGCTTGTACGGCGCTATGGCAGCGAGGCAATATTTAGCCTCGTTGCGGGCCAGCTCTTCCGTGTAGGCGTAGCTGAACCAGTAGACGCCGCAGGGGATGCCGAGGCGGTTGCACTCCGAGATGTTGTGCTTGAACTGGGGGTCTATCCGGTTGCGGCCGGAACCGGCTTTAATCATCGCAAAGTCGATGCCTGCGGCTTTGACTTTCTCCCAGTCTATGGTTTTCTGCCATTCTGAAACGTCGATGCCGCGCTTGTATGTGGTTGCCGTGGTATCATTCTCCTTGTCGTCCGTGCCGCCTCCGCCCTCGTCGAACCAGAGCAGGAGGTAACTGTAGATATCGCGCCCGTCGCCGCGCTGATAGGTTGTGCCGTCGTAGCACTGGCTGGAGCCTCCGCCGTCCAGCACCACGCCGTCTACGATGCCGAGGCGTTGCATACGGTCGATAATGCCGTCGAGCGTGTAGTTGGTGGTCGTCACCTCGATGGTGCACGCGCCCGCCGCGTCAAAGCCCCACCACGTCCGGGTCGTGCTGCGCTTGACGCCCGAGCTCTGCCCGCTCACATCCTGCCGCACTCCTCCCACGAGCGCGGGAATAGTGCCTATGGCGTTGGCCTCGTCCATGTCCCACGACCACACGGGCCGCGAGTCTCCGCTCCAGACGAGGTTGAGCGCATGGTCGTACTGCTGGGATATTACCGTGCCGCCCACCTTGTAGTTGCCCACAGGGGTAATCGGCTCGGTGCGATACCAGTGCGCGTTGGTTACTATCAATTTGCCGGGGAAGCGCCCCCTGTTCGCCTCGTAGACTGCCTTGACGTTGGTGTAGGGTTTGACGTGGTCATCGTATAGCTCCGCGCGGAGCAGCGTACCGGTATATATCATGCCTTGGCTCCTCTCTGTCTCATAATCTCAAGGTTGCGCGCAAGCCTTGCATCCTTCGGTGCAAGCCTCACCGCGGCCTCTGCGGCGGCTATAGCGTCGTTGCACTGGCCCAGGTGCCAGTTGGATATCGCCATGAGGTCGTATGGCTCCGCGCCCCAGGCCTCGGTCTCGGTCATGTAGTTGTGGTCCCGCTCAGTTATGCTCAGCGTCTGTGCCGCCCAGTAGCGGCACAGGGGCCAGTCCGAGCGCCGGTAGTAGAGCAGCGCCAGCGCATACGGGGCCTCGCGCTGGCCCGGGGCCTCGTCCGCCGCGCGCTCGAGCCAGTGTACGGCGCTCTGCCAGTCGCCCAGCGCGTCGCAGCAGCGGGCTATGTAGCGCATGCTCGCCGCCCGCTCCGCTGCCCAGGTCGCCGTGGGCATCGACAGGTGCCGCATCAGCGTCGCCATGGCATCGCCCCAGCGTCCGTGGAACATGTACTCCCGCCCGAGGTAGTGCATGTTGCGGTCGTCGTCAGGGTCCTCGGCGACGGAAAGCTCAAGCAATGGGAGATACTGCCCGCGGCTCTTGCTGCTGTCCGGCCAATGCTCCACGCGCAGTGCCGGGACGGTGATGCAGCTCTCGGCCCTGTCCGGCGTCAGCACCTCGTGGACGGGGTGTTTCCAGCGGTAGCCGTGCCGGGCGTGGATTTTGTCCGCGAAGAACACCACGCCGTCGCCTCCGTCGGGCGTGTGGCTCCAAACGTAGGTGTACCGCGCACGAGTAGTGCCGGGCGCCCAGGCAGCCTCCAGCGCCTCGCGCCAGCCGGGACAAAGCACCTCGTCGAGGTCGAGGCAGATGCACACGTCCGCGTCCTCCGGCAGCAGGGCAAGAGAGGCGTTGCGTGCAGCATCAAAGCGCCAGGGCGTGATAGTCTGCTCGTACACGGCGGCCCCCAGCGCACGCAGCAGCTCCGGCGTCCCGTCCGTGCTGCACGTGTCCAGGACGTAAACGCCGTCAGCGCCCGCGCAGGAAGCCATGAACCGCTCGGCGAATCGCGCCTCGTTTTTGCATATGGCGTAGATGATGATTTTCATTTATGTACCTCAGGCATGGTCGTCGTAGATTTCGGCGCGGAGTAGTGCGCCTGTGTGTAGCATAGTGTCACCTCAACCTAAATAAGTTATTATACAAGCCCCATTTGCGCCAGCATAACCATCTAATAACGTAATGGGGAAAGTGCTTGATGAACCGCCACCATTTCCTCCTTTTCCGTAGGTGTTTCCATATTTTCCACCGCCACTACCTCCGGCTCCCCCGTCCTTGGCAAAGGCCGGGCCAGTGCCATTTTCACGATAACCATCTTCTCCAGACACACCGACGTTTCCTGAAGCACTACCACCAATACTTTGTTTTAGGGGGTCTGTTTCATCGCCTTGGCCTCCGCCACCACCCTTAACCGTATATGTGCTCGCAAAAGATGAAGAGCCTCCAGCATTACCATTCGTTCCCAATGCATCGTTACCGGCTTTGCCAGCCGAACCGCCTTTACCAATTGTTATTGAATACGAATTGTCCTTTTGCAATGACACTTCGACAACTGTTCCGCTGCCACCTCCGCCACCACCCAAATGCGTGTAGTAAGAAGATATGGAAGTGTGATAATAGTTCGCTCCGCCGCCACCTCCACCACCTCCATGAAGTTCAATACGATATAAACCAGAGACAGGACAAACCCATGTGTTTTGTCCTACCGTATTTATAATAAACTCAGTCCCAACAGGTAACGTAGGCCAGACCTTTTTTGTTGCGCCATTAACGCCTATCCACAACTCGCTTGCTTGCCGGACTGCGCCGTTAGCACCAACTTTTAAGTCGGAGATATCCCTAACTGCGCCATTTACCCCAACTTTCATGCGCTCACCTTTTCCCAGGCGTCGGCATATTCAGATGGGCTGTACGTTGTATCTTGCTTGCACTTGTAGGTATAACCGTCCGTGTATATCATATATTCTCCTACATGATATATAGCGTGTGCGGGCTGTCCGGGTACAAACGGCAGGGCGGTTTCGGGTGTGGTACCATGATAGGGAATATTGAATGTCAGCCACGCACTTTCGCCGGGGGCGACGTCGGGATACACGGCATTGTCGTAGTCCTGATACACCCGCCACACCTGTTCCCGCTCAGGGCCGAGGCCGTCCCCGGCGTTGGTGCGGAACACCTCACCAGTTTTGTGGTTTCCGGGCTTCCAGAGGGGCGCAAGGTTGCGGTTGCTTATCCTGCCGTCGGCGTCCATGTCTGCGGCGGCATACATACTTTCAATTTGCGTGCGCACAGCCTCCGCTTCATCCTGCGTGCTTATAGGCTGGCCCGCAAGCGTTTCTGCTGCCTCTCGGGCCTTTGTAGCCTCGTCCAGGGCGTCCTGCTCGGCGGTGTTGTTCTTGCCCATCACGGCGGTTACAGTGCCGTCACGGTTGTCGGTGATTGCGCCAGCAACGCCGTGGTCACGCCAATCATAGCTGTCGCCGAATTCATCAGTGAGAGTGAACACAGCGCCGTCTACAAAATGGGCAGCCGCCTCGGCATAGCTCATCGCTGCCTTGATGGTCAGTGTTTCGCGGCTGTGGCCTTTGAGCGTTCCCCGGCCAATTATCGCCTCAGACGTGTTATAGCTCTTGCCGTCCGGGAATTTGATAGTAGTCTGCATGTTATCCTCCTTATGAGTACACGATGGCTATGCACCCATTCGGCAGGGTGCCGGGCGATGTCGATACAAGGGATATGCCGCGCGGACGTATGGTAGTGTAGTCCGTGCCGGCCATCTGGCCGTTTATTATGCTGCTGCCCATATTGATGTTGCCGTTCATCGTCCCCCCGGCGGTGGGGAGAAACGGGCCGTCCTGCAATGCAGCCAGGGCCGCGCTCAGTTGCTCCTCGGTCCCTGTATACCCAGCTTCGACCGCCGCCTGATATGTGCTCTTGCCGCTCACTCCAGTAGGCCCTGTCGGCCCCATAGGGCCTGTTGCACCCGTCGCGCCGGGCTCTCCCTGCGGCCCTGTGGGACCCGTAGCTCCCGTTGCGCCGGGAGAGCCGTCCTTGCCGGCGGTGCCCGTGGGGCCGGTGGGGCCGGTCGGCCCTGTCGCGCCGGTCTGCCCGGCGGGGCCTTGAGCGCCCTGGGGGCCAGTGGGTCCGGTAGGCCCTGTCGCACCCGCAGCTCCCGCAGTGCCGGTCGGCCCCGTAGGGCCTGTTGCTCCCGTCGCGCCCGTTGCTCCTGTGCTGCCCGTCGCACCAGTAGGTCCCGTCGGCCCGGTGGGGCCTGCGGTGCCTGCGCTGCCTGTGGCGCCCGTGTCACCCTTCGCGCCTGTAGGCCCCGTGGGGCCCGTCGGGCCGGTGGCTCCAGTTGCACCCGTGTCGCCCTTCGCTCCGTCGCTGCCGTTGGCGCCTGTTGGGCCCGTCGGGCCTGTCGGTCCCTGGATGCCCTGCGGGCCCGTCGGGCCAGTAGCACCCGTTGCGCCGGGAGAGCCGGCAGAGCCGTCCGATCCCTGTGGCCCGGTCGGGCCGGTAGGACCTGTAGGGCCGGTGGCTCCGGTAGCGCCAGCCGCACCGTCTGCTCCCTGAGGTCCAGTCGGCCCGGTGGGGCCCGTGGCTCCAGTGGCACCAGTTGAACCTGCGTCACCCTGTGGACCGGTCGGGCCGGTAGGCCCGGTTAGGCCGATGTCGCCCTTAGCACCTACTGCACCGTCTGCACCCTGCGGCCCTGTTGGGCCAGTAGGTCCCGTCGGCCCAGTGTCGCCCGCTGCACCCGTGGGGCCTGTGGCCCCAGTAGCGCCTGCAGCTCCCGTAGCGCCGGTGGGCCCCGTTGGGCCCTGTATGCCCTGCGCGCCCTGAGCGCCCTGCGGGCCTGTCGGCCCAGTCGCTCCGGTATCGCCTTTAGCGCCTGTCGGGCCGGTTTCGCCCGTGTCGCCCTTCGCGCCCGTAGGCCCTGTGGGGCCGGGCACCGTGGACGCGGCTCCTGTAGGCCCTGTCGGCCCAGTCGGCCCGGCGGGGCCTTGGATGGTTCCGTTGTTCACCCAAGAGCTTCCGCCCCAGATGTAGATCTCATACGGTTCAGAAGCGCCCACGCCGTAGGCGTCGCCCACGGCGGGCGAAGGCACGGCACTCCGAAGCTCGGCGAGAGAGGCGTAGTAGCCCATTATAGTGAAGCCGTTGCCCTGCGGCCCGGTAGCGCCGACAGCGCCCGTCGGGCCCGTAGCACCTGTCGCACCGGTCGGGCCGGTCGGCCCTTGAATGCCAGAGCTGCCAGTCGGGCCGGTGGGGCCAGTCGGGCCAACAGCGCCCTGCGGGCCTGTTGGGCCGGTATTGCCGACGGCTCCGGCGTCGCCCTTCGCTCCGGTCGGGCCGGTGGGACCAGTCGCCCCAGTCGCTCCTGTCGGGCCGGTTGGTCCGGTCGGGCCGCTTTCACCAGAAGGGCCCTGCTCGCCTTGGTCGCCTTTTGAGCCGGTCGGGCCGGTGGGGCCTGTCTGGCCGGCGGCTCCGGGTTCGCCTTGGGCTCCGGCGGGACCCGTAGGGCCTGCAGGCCCAGTTGGACCGCCGGAAGGGCCTGTAGGACCCGTAGGTCCGGGGACACCCGCCGCAAGCACGCCCGTGTCTACATACACACCCTCGTCAGCATCCCATGTTAGCCAGGTCTGTGCGGCTGATATCACAGGTTGATGTATAGCAGCGCTCTCTGCGCGGTCAGCCGCTGCCTCCGCGCGATCTGCATTGTCTCCGGACACGGAAACCCAGTCCGGCGCAGGAGCCGGAGGCGCAGAGCCAGGTCCACCAAGAGCCCGGCAGGTCACGGTGTTGATGATTTCCGACTTACGTATAACATCATCGAGGTACAGGCGCGCCTCCAACATGCCGGTGCCAGGCACGGCCAGGTCTGCGCTGTTTGGACGCCACACGGTGATTGGGTCTGTGGAACTCACGATTACCGGATACACCTGGCCGTCTGGCCTGCGGAACACCACCGACACAGTGGAGCCAGGGAGTTCTGCGAGCCAGGCGGACACGTCAATGCCCAGTTCTCGGTATTTGTTCTCTCCCGTGCGGCCGATCTCTACATAGCCCAAGGGCGGGTTGCATATGTTGATAATCAATTTGAGCCTCCTATGCTATCAGGCCGTACTTGTTTTTCAGGATCCCTATGAGGTTGTTGAGCGCGTAGAGGTAATTATTCGCCGTTACCGAGGTGTAAGACATATTGTTTGAGCTGAGCGACAACGTCTGTTTCGTCGCTCCGGAAGCGCCGAAGAAACTCAGTGTGCCTCTTGTACCGCAAATCCTGCTCGTGCCGTCTCCGGTATACAGCGCATACCATGGCACGGAGCTTGAGCCCAGGCTATACGGATATGTGCGGGAGCTGGCATGCGGCACAAGCGCGCGGCTGGAGTTCAAATCGACGTAATTTGAACTGCCCTGGTATAGCCTGGTCACAGTTGGACTGCCCCATTTAAGAGCATAAGGCGTTGTCCCTGATTTCAACAGGGCCTGGCCGTCGTTGCCTCCGGAGGGGATATAGTTTTCAGGGGCATCTGCCCATTTAAGTGCATAGGCTGTGGAGCCGTTCTTGACGAGCATCTGCCCGCTGGTACCGCCGGTTGGGATGCGCTCAACAGGTGCATCGACCCATTTAAGCGCGCGGGAAACCGAGCCGTCTTTCGCCAGCAGCTGCCCGCTGGTACCGCCGTCAGGAATATGCTCAGTCGGAGCGTCGGCCCACTTGAGGGAATAGTCCGTCGTACCGTCTTTGATAAGCATCTGGCCGTTGCTGCCGCCTGAGGGAATGTAGTTCTTGGGGCTCGTCCACTCCACGTCGTAGGCCTCATTCGTGCGCTTGGACAGCAGCTGCCCCTTTGTCCCTCCGGTTGGGATTCCCCGCATATCGGCCCACTTTGAGGCAATGCCCTCATTGCCGTCCTTGGTCAGCACCTGGCCATCCGTTCCGCCGGCCGGCAGGATGGTATCAGCGTTGGGGTTGCCCACTGGATACTCAACGACATAAGTACCGGAGTCTTTGACAACCCGGACTCGCTGCCCGGCGGCAAAAACGCAGAACGAATTGCACTTGTAGTGCTTTTCCGACGCGGTCTCCTCGCCATCGAATATCAGCGTTATGCCATCCTCATATATCTGGTCAATGGTCGCAAATGAGTACGAGAGATCTTCAGAGGTATTGTCGCTCATATCAACACCACCTGTCTGAGAGTGTGCGACATCGTCTGCCCTCCGGAGAGGGTCAGATACCAGCCGGTCTCTTGATAAATCCCACTCAGCTCCGGCCGGCTTATTGCCACTACGTCGCCCACTCCGTGGCCAGGTTCCGCAAGCGTCGTCACCGTGACGGTCTTACTGGCCAGCATGCTCTCAAAGGCGAGATGCTCGGCATAGCGCTGCAGCTCCTCCTGGGACGCGATATTGTTCAGTTGGACAACCGTTGGGATACGCCGCCTGCGGCGCACGGTGGACAGCGCCGACATTGGGTTGTCGTTGACCGCTGTCGCCGTCATCGGCTCCTCAAGGTCCGGATTGGATACCGTGCAGATAAAGACGTTGGGGGCGTCATAGATATCCAGCTCTGCCTCGCTGTCGGGCATCAGTACTGACAGCGGCGTCCCGTCCGTGTATGTGTGTGCGATACGCTCCGCGCTGGGCTCCTGGCGCGGCTGGAGCACAGCTGTGCCGCGGGCGTCGAACCAAATATCGTTGTAGTTGATCTCGGCCAGCAGCGTATTGATAATGGTCAGGTAGGGCGTACCTATCGCCCAGTCCTCACGGTCGGTGGTTAACGCCAACGAGCTCGGCGTCTCCATAACCATGCCTATACCGGCAGAGACCAGCAGCTGCTTGACCGCGTCGAGGTATGGCATTCCCGCGGGCCAGTGCAGCAGCGTCTCGGTCTTGGCCTGCTGCAGCTTAACGCCGCGGTCGTAGGCCTCCACTCGGTCGAGATCCACGCCGTAGCCTTTTGAGGACACCGTGACCGTACCCGGCACAAACACGCCGATGGGCGACTCCACACCGTCGATTATAAGTACGGGCTGGAGCTCGTCGTTGAGGTAGTCGATCTCGCCGGTGTGGAGAAACACGCCGGCGAGGCTGGTTTTTATGGCTGAGTCTGAATCCGCCATGACCGAGGGCGGCGACGACTGCGGGAACGGCAGGGAGCCGCAGCGCACGCCGTCCCGCAGGATATCCACCCGGGCCGAGATGTGCCTAATCATAGGTAACCTCCTCGACAAAGTTGACGCGCTGTATCGAGAAGCTGAAGGAATCGAAGAAGCGCGAGCTCTGTTTGTCCAGAGCTTCGAGAACCCCTATGGCATAGTTGCCGCGCCTGTCTTTGACACACACCAGAGAGCCCTGGAGGGCCTCCAGCTCCGCGGATTCTGCCGGAGACGCAAACGCGCATTGCACCGACATCGTAGCAGAAGACCACTCCGATATTTCGGCGGAAGGATACTCGGCTCCGGGCAGATACTGATAGTTCATGGTGCGGCTCGTGTTGAGCGATGTACGCCTGTCGGAAGTATCGGCATATTTCAGCCGCAGCCACTTTGCGTCGGGTACCGGAGATATATACACGGTGTTACATACAGAGGCAGCTGTTACGGCGTTGGAGAGGCCATACATGCCGGTGGCAGCGAACACTCCGCGCACTGTGTAGGTATGGCTGCCAGAGCAGAAATTGTCCGTATAGCTTTGATCTGTGGTTTTGGCAATGGGGCGCCCGTCCCGCAGCACATAGTAGGCATGATAGCCGCTCGATGTCCAGCGCAGGGAAACTGAAATGCCTTCGGTAGCAGACAGGGTAATAGCCTCTCCCGCGGTGTTGCTTACCTGGACGGAGCAGGCGCCCCATGGGCTCCAAAGGCTGTATTTGTTGCAGACCCGCACCCGGGCAGTATACGTGCCATCCGGGAGGTAATCTGGCAGCCTCCAGCCCTTGGCCACGCCGTAGATAATACCGCTGCTGATACCATTGATCTCCGCTTCCCACGCCTGCTGGTCCGTAGATTGCCAGGATATGCTCACTCTCGGCGCGGCGCCGCTCGTAATCTGTACAACAGGAGCCGGTGGGGCGGCGACGACTATGATCTCAGCTGCGTCGCTCCAGTCGCCCGCAGTCCCGTCGGTGTTATATGTCCTGACGCGCCAATATACCGTACCGGAAGGGAAGGTGTTGGCCGGAACTATGAGCTCTGTGTCTGCGCCTGTCACGTGGCCCAACGATTGCCAAGAGCCGCCTCCGGTATGGTATTGCAGATCGGCGGCCGTCTGAGCTGTGCTCGTAGCGATTATGTGCGCCCACGAGAATGTGCAGGGGGACGAGCCGTCGACCATAGTGCTGACAGGCGATATCGGCACGGCCTCGGGCAAGGCCTCCACCGTGCTGAGCGTGTACCATTCGGAGATAATCGTCTGGTCGGCGCTGGTGGTCACTTCGACCTGCCATTCGATTTCATCTGCCGAGAATGTGCCTGCCGGTACTTCGCAGCGCTGGACGGTGCCGCAGTCAATGCTGTTAACAGCGCCTGAGCCCTTTACGCGCCAGCGAAATGTGCCGGACTTCTGCCCCATGACCCCGTAGCATACCTCGCCTTCCTGCAGGGCTACGTTCCATGAAAACAGGGCCGTCCCGTTTTTGGGGACATATCCGCTCATGGGGGATATGTCTCTCAGCTCGCTCTTGGCGTCTACATAGTATGTAAGTTCAAAATACGGTTTGCTGTTGCTTGCCGGAGTGTACGCGGTCAGGGAATCGGAATTATAGAGATCAACGAATCCGGAAAGCATCACTCCATGGGAAAGCAGGGATTTTACGTTCTCTTCAAGGCCTGTAACGCCAGGCCCCAACCGCACCCACATAGCTGGGTAATTTTCAGGCAGATCGAAGTAGTCATGGTATTTGGTGGTTGGCACCGGGAGATCGTTGTAGGTAATAATGCCGAAATCCAAATCTGAGGCGAGAAAATCCATGTATACCATAGCAGGTGATTCCGGTTCATGACGTACTGCCGATGCATACAGATACACGTCTGCCCCGCCTGCAACAATGCTTTTATACCACAGGGATTCAGGCAGCTGGGCAAACTTCAAAAACAGACATCCCGGAGAGCCGGTTGACGACACGAGGGGCACTGAAGGGCTTGTCCTGTCGTTCGAGTATGGATTATCTCGGCACACAAACGCCCAATCTGCCACTTCAAGGCGATATGTCGCCATCAGTACACCACCTCCTCTGTGGGCATCATGCGGGTCTTGCGCCTACGGTCGCGGGCAAGGCGGGCTATGTCGCTGAGCTCAGAGATCTCCCGCAGGCTCAGCGTGACATAGTACACATCGCCGGTGCTGCGGGCCGACTCCTGGGCGCTCTGGATGACGGAGCCGCGCGGCAGGAACACGCGCTCCGGTCCGGCCTCGCCGACCCAGGTGACGCCGCCGGGGAAGTTCCAGTCACCGGAGGCGTTGTACATGGACTCGAATACACGTCCGGAGGCGCTGTCGCCGCCGAAAAGGATGCCGTTTATAGAACTTATATTATCGTTGAACCCGCTGAAATCAAACGACAGCAGATTTACTATTGACGAGAGCGACAACAGCACCACTTTAAGCGCGTCGGATATGGTCGCAATTACCCAAGCAATCGTATAAAACACAGGAGAGCAAGCCACAAGCACGTCCCCTAAAACCTCAAAAGCTGGGGAAAGCGCAGTTACCAGTTCGAGCAGAGATGCGAACACAGTCACCAGGCCGCTGTCGGACAAGGCCTCTTCGATGCCTTTCACGCCCTCGCCTGTCTCATCGAAAAAGGCTTGCAGGGCAGGGGTGAACTTTAGAGCCATGGCCTGCTCTCCGGCGTCCAACCTCTCGTTGAAGCGGATCAGCGCATCATCCACACCTGCAAGCGCTTCAAGCTGTACGTCTGTAAGGACAGTCCCCACTTTTGATGCCTCGTCGCAGAGAGCCTGGAAAGCTTCTTTTCCCTGCACAATCAGCGGGTTCAGGTCCTGGGCTGACCGGCCGAAGATCTCCATGGATACCGCGTCGCGCTGTGTGGCGTTCTCTATCTGCCCGAGGACATCGATGACTTCGAGGAAGACCTCCTCGGCGCTGCGTAGGCTGCCATCGGCGGCAGTGACCTCAATGCCGAGCTGGTTCCAGGTCGCCGCGGCTGTCTCAGACCCGCTCTGCACATCGGCCATGCTCTGGATCATCTTGGCCTGCGAGCTGGCCACAGTATCAAAGGACACTCCAATAAGGTCGCAGGCGTACTGATAACGCTGTACGGCTTCCGTGGACAGGCCCGTCTGCATAGAGAGGTCCTGGATCTCACCAGCTGCAGCGGCCTGTGAGAGAGTAAGATCTACAAGCGCTTTTTCGACTTCCACTATTACAGCCGTGGCAGCTGCAAAGCTGCCGATAAGCAGGGCCAGTCCGCCGTCGAGTGAGGTCATGGAGTTAAGCGCGTTCGTTGCGCTTTCCGGCAGGTTAACACCGAGCTTGCCGGTCAGGTCGCCCAGCACGTCGCCGAGACCCATCCCACTCTCCGTGGTATCAAGTAGCCCGCTGTCGAGCGTATCGAGCCCTGAGGATGCATCAGACAGAGCCTCAGTGTTGGCCTGCAGCTGCTGCTCCATCTTGGCGAGCTCGGCCTCGGCGTTGTTCAGCGTAGTCTGCCAGCGCTTTGTGCGGTCGTCGGCCTCTCCGTAACGGTCGGCGCTGTCTTTCAGCGCAGCCTGCAGGGCCTCTACCTTCTCTTTCTGTGTGAGTATCTGCCGTGTCAGTACGTCGCTGCGGGCAGTGAGGGCGTCCACGCTGTCGGCGTTGGTGGCAAACTGTGCAGAGACCAGCTTCATCTCAGAGTTGAGCACCCTGAGCGAGGCGTTTATCTCAGATACCGCCGCCTTATATTCTTTCTCTCCGTCGAGTTCGAATCTGGTCTTAATGGGCTGCGTGGCCACGCTTAACCACCTCCTCCGAGTAAATAGGCTGACAACGACTTCTGCGGCTTGTCCTCGCGATGCAGTGTCCTCCGGGGCGCGGCAGCATGCAGCAGAGCCGCAACGCGCGCAGGTGTTGCGGTGCGCCAAAAGGACCTCTCGTCAAGCCGGAGGACGCTCATCCAGGCATACATGTACCAGGCGAAGTCGATGCTGCGCGACTCCGGCTCCGCCTGGTCAGTCAGTTTTTTTGGTCGTTCTCCTCTGTGGAGAGCTCTGTGTCGGCAGACATGGCTTTTCCCACCAGCCGCATGACAATCGCCTTGACCTCGTTCATCCGTGCGGGTGCGAGCATGCGCCCCACCTGGCGAGAGGTGTAGCGAACCTCTATCCCCTGCTCATCAGCGGAATCATTGAGCATGGCCGCGAGGAATTCCATCAGCGACCGGACGCCGGCCTTACCCGACAGCGCCTCACTGATTTTCCCGTCATAGGCCTCCTGGAGATCGGCCAGGACGTTCATGTTGCAGCAAAGTTGAAAGGTGTGACCGTCGAATTCAAACGGCACACGCTCCAGGCGCATATCTATCATGCCTGGGCCCCCCCGAGCGCCCCATCGACCCACTTCTTGGCGTTCTCGACAGTATCAACGGTCACTACGTCGACCAGGTTTTGCGTGGAGGAGTGGTCTGCCATGAACTCGCCAGTCGTCGTGGGCGTCTGGAATGTGAGGCTGTCGCCCTTCGTCTTGTACACCATTGCCGGCAGGCCGAATATGATGCGCCGCACAAACACACAGGTGTATTTGTGCTCGCCGTCGATCATGTCGGGAGCATAGAACGCGCAGCCTACAGCGGACGGCTCGTCTGCGCCTGTGTATGCAAGTCCTTTTGCGGCCGGCTCGAGACCGGAAACGGTTATCGAAGAGTCTTTTGCTCCGAACATCATTTTCTGGGCTTCAGCTGGTATGTATTTGGTCGCGACACTCATAGTGCCGCCGGTGATGAGCTTCATGAATTCAGCCAGCACGCCCTCAGCATAGAGGCGGCCCTCGGCATATTTGAACTGCAGGTTCACATCCATGGCGTCACCGATGGTGGTGACGTCTGAGTATGAGATGGTTCCGTCTGTATTTTTGTACTTGCCGATTTTGATATATCTCAGGTCAAATGCGGGCATTATATCAGTCCTTTCTCGTGCAATATCGTGTTTGCCGCGTCCTCACAGGCGCGGATCATCTTAGGGGTCGCGGATAGAATGGCAGCGTTCCAGAAGTGCGAGCCCGGGATATATCCGTAGGCCTTTTTGCGCCCGTAGTTAAGGACGAATGCCTTGACCGCATTCTTTACGCCCTTCTCGTCCCTGCCCTTGACGGACATGGACACGCTATGGACTCCGTCCTTTGTATCAACCCGCCTGTAGTAGGTGACATTGTCGCGCATGGCTCCGGTATCGATATGCCCGGCGCGCACCAGGGCGCTCCGGGCCTCTTTCACAAATATCTCGGCGCCGGCGTACAGGATCTTCTTGGTGTTCTCCTTGTCGTACAGGCCGTTGTCCTCGAGCTGTCGTATCAGCTCCGGCAAGGCGCTATCTGTATACTGAAACTTAGCCATACAGCGCCCCCGCAGCTATGGCCGTTAAGCTCGCCTGCGACTGGCGCTTGTCGTCTGAGTACTGCACGGCATCCAGCGTGGAATTCCAGCCGGCAGCCTCGAGTGCAGCCTTCACCTTTTTCATCAGCGGCACATAGCTCCCGCCGGTGAAGATGTCCACGGCATAGGCCACACCCGTCTCGGCCTCCACGCCTTCGGCGTATATCTGCCCGGTTTGCCCTATGCACTGGTATGTCACAAAGGCGTCCTCAGTCCCTCTGTACGGAACCGGAGACACAGGCGCTCCAATGTCCGCAAGGGCTTCAGCTATCGGTATCATGCTTTGCCTCCTCAACCGGGAACACAGTCTCCGACAGTCTGAGCGACAGCAGCTGCACGGGCAGCCCGTCGGAGTTCTCTTTGCGCTGGATCTGCACTATGCGATACTGGTTCCCATCGACCAGGCAAAACTGCTCGGCGCTTATCGGAGCCGGCCACATCTCGGCGGCAATGTCTACGCGCTCACCGGCCTGCAGCGCGGCGTAGTATCGTGTCACGCCGACGGTGGATTCGCCGAAGTAATAGCTCCGACCCGGGCGCAGGCAGCGGGGCTCGGCCTCAGTATCGAGCGTGCAGACAGTCAGCACGCGGTCATAGATCATGCGCTGCCACCTGCCTGAGCGATCTTGCGATCATTGAGCTCCGCCCGGATCATGCGGGGCATGCCCGAGGCGTCCGGGCTTGCCCGCCGGCGATATATCCAGGCGGCATACATGGAGAGCAGCGCGTCATCTTCAGGGGCGTCCGGATTAAGCCGGACGCCCTCTCTCGATATCGCCGCATGAGCCATTGACAGGTAGTGGTCAAGCTGCACCTCCTGCTCGGGCGTGGGATGCAGCAGGCCGAGATCGGTCTGCAAAAGTATCCTCTGGTTTGCCGTAGGCGTCACTCGGCCCACCTCCTTTTAGTTAGCAGCGTCCGTGGCGAATGTTACGGTCTTCGTCGGCGCCGTGTTCGCATAGTTGAGCAGTACAAAGGCCTCTCCGCGCACAGGCTTACCGTCATAGCGCTGGGTGCCCTTAAACACCGTACAGTCATCCAGGAACATGGGGATGTCCGAGTAAGCGATCTTCGCACCGCTCCGCTCGGCAATGACCTCCAGCGTCAGATATCCGCCCGCAATATCGTTATCAGCCATGAACTCGAGCTCTACGATTTCACCGCCTATAACCGGCATGACATTGGAAACACCGGACATAAGCGCTGCGGAGCTATTGAACTCAAGGCAGCGGCAGATGAGGTCCATATGGGTCTTTCTGTTCATGACCCACACAGGAGCACCAGTTGCGTAGTTAGGCTTCGCGGTTCCCAGAGCAGCCAACAGAGGCGAGAAGAACTCCTTACCAGTGCTTGCCGCCAGGTCAAGCGTCAGAATGTTGGTGGTTGACAGGTTTGTAAAAGCACCCTGATTCTTGCCCCACCATGCAGGCTGCGAATCGGCAGCCAGACGCGTGACAAAGCCCACGGGCATTTTTGTTCCGGTACCGTACACGATTGCCTTATCAAGTGCAAGACCTATAGCCTGCCCAAGATAGTCAATGATTGTGACCAGAAGCTGGAGATCCGAGTCATCCTCAAGGCTGCTGTTAGGCACGGACACATAGCCGCCAACTTTGTATTCATCCAGTTCTACCTGTGTAAAGGTTATGGTGAGCTCATTGACAGCACCAACCGCCTCCGTCCATATCCCTTCCGGGATTGCTCCGGCAACGTTTTGACGTCCTTTCCCGGATATCGGGCGAAGCGTAACAAACCTAATCAGCTTTGAATAGCGATCAACGCCGTCGCGCAGCACGCCCATCAGAATGTCGGGAACACCGAGCTCGGCGCCGGTCACGGAGGATGCAGCGCGGCGAAAGCCGCGGACACGAGTCAGGAACTCTTTTACGTCCTCTCGGGTAACAAGCGCCGTGCGCTGTTCAGGGGTCTCGCCCAGGGCACGCATCGCCCTGGTGTTGGTCGATATATTCGCCACAGAATCACTCCTTTTCTTCACATCTGCGCCGGGCTCGGCGCTTCTTGCGGCCTTGCCGGCCGCTTCGATTTCTGCGATCTGCCTCTCCAGCTCGGCGATCTCGCCAGATATGCGGGCCTGCTCGCTCGCGTTGGTTTCCCGCGTCTGCTCGAATTCGCTTACAAGCGTTTCCACGACTTCGCGCTCCTCATCAGTCGCGGCCTCATTTATCGCCTGCTTAAGCTCCGCCTCGCGAGCCTCGAAGCTGGATGCGGCGGTACGCAGCTGCTCCAGCTCGGCCTGCAGGGGCTCGATCCTCTTGCGGAGAACGAGTACTTTAAGTGCCATTGTTACCTCCTAATCTTCGTCTCATTTCAGCGCGCCAAAGCTCCAGGCGGCGCCGGTTGATGGTCTCCAGGTCCCTGCGCCTGGCATCTATGCCAGTGTCCTCATACGCCGGGAACGTGCAGGGGCTGACCTCGTAGAGGGGGTTGACCTTTTCAATCTCCCAGCGGCATTTGCCGTCACCCAGCTCGATATACCGCTCGGATGCGATTTCAAATCCAAACGAGCACTGGCTCACGTCTCCGCGCTTGACGCGAGCATATAGGTCCATCGCAGCCCGGTCTTCTTGGTTGATGGTGATACGCCCCCACAGGCCTCTGGCGTCCTGCTTCAGGGTCAGAGTACCGGCGCGGGTTCGGCCCAGGACGAGATCCGTGTTGTGGTTTACCAGTGCGCGCACGTCACCGGACACAGATTCGTCAAAAGCACCGGGCAGGATAACTTCCGATGCTCCCGGCCAAAACTCGTAGGGGCTGTTGAAAACGGCAAAGTATCCCTCGATATAGAGCTCTCCGCCCTCCTCGCGCGTGGAATACTCGACCGGCAGGCAGCGGCGCTGCCTGTTAGTTCTATCTGCTCCGGGCATATCAGTCCTCCTCACTTTGCAGCTTTTTCTGATTGCCGATCATGCCGGCAGGGATATAGTTCTCCAGGATAACGCGCTCATCCAGGCCGGGCTCCGGCGGCAGATCGAGCCAGTCGCGGACCTCGTTGCCCGTCATTATGCCGCGGACATACTGGTCGTCGCCGACCGAAGCCAGTGTCTTGAGGTCGTAGGCATACAACCGGCGAGTATTGAACTTCCAGTACCAGCGCTCGGAGATCAGGAGCTTCTTTGTCAGTTCCTGTGCGATGCCGTTCGCTATCGGCTGGGCAGTCGTGCGGATAAAGTTGTTGTACGCCGCCTCGCTGTACTCACCCACGCCGAGGAAATACGGCGGCACCCGTATTGCAGCCGCGACGCAGCGCTTGTCCATCTCCACGCTGGACGATATCGCAATGTCAGCCAAAGACAAAGGTTTGACCGTTACAACGTCCATGAGCTCCGCGGGTATCATCCAGGGCTCGCCGGCGCGCTGCGTCTGTATGTACTCATGCATCAGCTTCTCGCGGCCAGACGGATTTCTTAGTTCCTCGGAATTGGAGTCCACCTTGATGATCACGCTCGGCATCCACTTGGAGCTCATAAAGGCGTTGGTGGTCGCCGCAGCCTGACGCAGATTCCTAATCACCTCGCGCAGTTGCACGCGCGGGCCTCTGCCCCGCCACGGCGCAGCCGGATCCGGATGCAGCCGGAAGTGCAGCACAGCATCAGGCGCAAACATCTGGCCGCGCCATTGAATGGAATAGCTCAGGCCGTTGTCCTGCGGCAGCGTCGTCGCGCCCGGCATTGGCAGCAGCTCCTCTATCCGACCGTTATGGGAAGCGGGAAGAACGAAGGCGTTGCCGTCCCCGGATGTGAACATCGTGGTCACAATCCAGCTGACCCAGGTCTGGCGTGTCCCCAGACTGTACGGGGTGATATCGATCATGCGCGACAGCTCGTTTTTGAGCCGCTTGTCGCCCTCGTCGGTGTTCTCCATGAGCCATATTGTGGCGTCGGATATGATATCGGCCACCATGCCGACGGCATTGGCAACGTCCGGTGAGTCGATGAGCCTCGAATATCCGGGCACAGTGAGGTCCGAGTCTGTGTCGGCCAGCGTTATCCATCGCGTCCCGGTCGACAGCGGGGCATCCCGCGAGCGCGGGACCGGCTTAACTCGCAATTAATCACCCTCCTTCTGAGCGCCGAACCAGCCGGCGCCTTTCTTTTTGGCTTCGAGATCTATGAGATAGGTGCAGGCTGCGAACACTGCACAGTCGAACACGTCTATGCGAAGGTTCGGAGCCAGCTTGTCGTAATACGTCACGTCATCGGCTTTGTCGACGCCGTGGACGTTCTGGACGCAGTATTCAAACGGCTCAGCGTGGCAGTAATACAGCGTGCCGGCCTTGGCAGAGTTCATGAGGTAGTGGAACCCCTCATTCTTGAGCAGAGCCGTCTGCGGCTGGTCACGGACGGTAAAGTGCGCCGCCTTCATGCCGACGAAGTACTCGCGGCAGAATTTACGGTCATGGCCCACCCGGCGCACCTTGAAGCCGCGCGTGCGCATGTCCGTGAACCACCTGACAACGTCGGCGTGGTTCGTGACCTTGTCATTGCACATGTCCAGCCAGTGATCGTCGAGCCAGCCAAACAGAGGTATCTGGTCCTGCTCCGCCTTTACGAGCGCAGCCGGACGAGGGAACCAGCAATGAGGGACGATGATGTCCACGCCCTGGTAGTGGCCGAACAGACACGCTGCGGTGAGGTCATGCAGCTTTGAGAGGTCGGCGCCGCCGTACCACTCGACCGGTAGCCTGGCAAGCTGTTCAAGCGTCCAGTCATACTTGGCGTCAGATGCCCGCCACTCCTCGATGTCGAAATACGCACGCAGCGACTGGATGAAGACATTGAGGCTCTTGGTCAGGAACTCCGGCCTCATCTGGGGATCCTCGCGGGCAAGCTGCGCGTCGGCAATCATGTCGGCCGGGCGGATGCTCGCGCCCCAGCCTGGATTGCAGGCCTGCATGACAGCCGGGTCATCATAGTTGACTTCGCCGTTCGCGCCCTGCTCGGCCGCGGCTATAAATACGAAGGTGCGGTCAGATATGTCCCCGGTCACGGTGCCGTCGAGGATCTTCCGGCAGAAGTCCACGCGCTGCGCACAGAAGCCGAGCTCCAGCGAGCCGGCAGTCGAGATGCCGATGACGAGCTTGTTGGAGTACGCCTTGGTCGCGTCCTTGAGCACCTGGTACTGCTTGGCGCTCTTGTATGTGTGCATCTCGTCGGCGATGATGACGTTGGCGTTGAACGAGTCCTGACGGTCGGGAGACGTAGCCAGGGCATTGATAGAGATATACCCGTCTCCGACATCGCCCGATATGCTGTGCTCATTGTTGCTGCCTATGATACGTAGCCCGTTGTCGGGGTCCTCGTCTACGGATATGCCGAGACGCTTTACGTTGAATTTGAGGAAGTCAAAGCCCTCCAGGGCCTGCTTCAGCGCGCCGCCGACCTCATACACCTTTGAGCCCGACATCCGGTAATAGAGGGCAAAGGCCCAGGCCAGCGCCGCGGCGAAGGTGGTCTTGACGTTCTTGCGCGGGACAAATATCAGGGCCTCAACATATCGCCGCAGCTGTGCGCCCGGCTGATAAAAGCCCATGATGTTGTAAACGCAGAACTTGTGATACGGCAGCAGCTCGAAGGGGCGTCCGCGCATGGGCAAGCCATCGAGGTCCTCGCCCTGCTGGTGGCATATCGTAGTCTCGATGAGCGCGATTATCAGGTTGGCCTCTTCCGCTCGGAAGTCCCAGCGCCCCGTGTCCAAATCGGACACATATCTGGCGCAGGCCTGGCGGATCTCGGTGCAGGCGGGAACTTCGCCGGACAGGACGCCCTCAACATAGGCATCGACTTCAGCCTGGTAGTCCGCCGCTTTGGCAATGGCCGTTTCCTTGGCCGTATCCAGCAGCGCCTCAATCGGGCTTCCCGACGAGGCATTTGCTTCAACGGCGCTTCGGGCCTTTTTCAGCCCGGCAGGTGTCAGACCCAGCTGGGTGCGCAGTGCCAGGGCATCCGCGCGCAGCTTCTCGACGGACGACCAGTATGGGTCTTTCGCCATGTACTCTGCTCCGGCCTTGTTGGTCATACGGGCCACCATCTGGCCGCCCTGCTTGCGCCATTCCTTTTCCGCTCGGGAGAGCTGGCGTTCAGTCTTGGCCAGGGTCTTGATGGTCGGCTCGTATATCTCGTTGTAGGTGTCCACGGCGCGCATTGCGTCGCGGATCATGTCCTCTCTGGCCAATTCACCGCCTCCGGATCATTCGCGCGGGCGCGTCGTTCACGGGCGCAGTCCGCGCGCGAGTTCTTGTTTCCGTTTCTCCTGAGCGCCGAATTTTACCCCCCTCGAAAATTTTGTCCGCTGTCGGAAGAAGTCCCGGCCCCAGTGATCAAGGGCAAAGATTTTCAGCCTCAGGGGGGTGGGGGGATAGTCCGGCGGCGCCATGACTCGCCGAGCGCCGAGAGACTGCCGTCGTCGTTATGCATCGCGCGGTGCGCCTCAGCCGACAGGCTCAGGAGGTTCCAGTCAGCCCAGGCATATTCTGGCCAATCCTCGGCCGGCCAGATGTGGTGAACGACAGTCGCCTCAACGTTGCGACCGTAGCGCCGCGCCTCGCGGCAGCGGTACCCGTCACGGCGCAGGATGCGCGGCCTGACATAGACACGCCATCGTCGGCTCTCGTACCCGTCCCACATTCAGCACACCTCCCGGCGGCAAACAAAAAAGCGCCTGCCTCCGACACATAGTCGAAGTCAGGCGCTGGCACTTTGGCACTGGCACTCGCCGTCTGCGATTGTCACGAGGAGCTGGCGCTTGCAGCGTCGGCACCACACCGGCAGTTTCGCTGCTCGGGTATCCGGCAGGATAACCTGGTCTGTGCGGCTGCCGCATATCGGGCAGACGATTCGTCCTCCTCGCACTTCCAGTTTACCCAGCGCGCCTAATTGCGTCAAGCGTTTTCGTGTACCTTCCGTCATTTTCTCGTACCTCCCGCCTAAAGATATACACAACCCCAAGTCAGAAAAAATAATAGCTATTCGATTTTTCGGCGTCTGCGAACAGGCTCTGGCCGCGGCTCGGGCAGCAGGTACGATATATATGTGTAGCAGCCGTATCCATTCTGCCGCTCGTCTCGATCCAGGATCACAGCTCCCGGCGGCGCTGTGATAGTCACATTGTCGTCGACCAGCTGCGACTCCCGCACAGGCTTGGCAAGGTTTCGGGATCCGACATAGCCTTTGTCACCGACCGCAATTACCTTTGAATCAGCGTCCGGGTTGCGCTCTCGTACCATGTACTGCGCGATCTCCATGAAATCATCGCGGCCGTAGTGCTCGCTGTCCGAGAGCTGGGAGATCTCTATGTTGTCTCCCCACTCCCAAAGTGAGCGAATCAGCTCATAGTCCGCCCGGCCGGACGTGGCGTTGATGACCATGTGGAAATGATACCGCCTGGAGCCGTCGTCCTGGAGCTCATGTATCGCATAAACATAGCGCAGCTCCTCCCCATCCGCACGCCGCCGAGCCCGCAGCCGGTCCATGAATCGGGCCATGATCTTCTTGCAGGCCTTGCGGTTTGGAGGCAGGTGAGCGTCATCAAAGCCGAGGGTGATCCACAGGTCGTGCCTTTTGAAATTGGCACAGAGCAGCAGCTGCAGCTGCTTCCACATCGCTTTGAAGTTCAACTTCTGCCGGGCCGCGCTGCTGCACTTGGCTTTCTCCGCACGCTCCCTCGGGGAGTCCGACGCCATGGCCTGGGTATAGCACACGCCGTACACGAGCCGACCGGCTGTCACCGTGATGAGGCGTTTAGTCTTTGCTATGGCGGCCGCCCCCCTTTACGCGCGAAGGCGAGGCCGCAGCCTCGCCTTCCCTTTTCTGTTGTTCCCGTGGCTGCCGGAACGAGCAGCCTTCCGGCCCAGCTGATCCCCTGGCTACGCACCAAGGGTGGTTGAGGATATCGCACACGGCGCTGCCACCCGGCAGCCGGCGAAACGATTTGCAGTCAACGCTCCGCCCGTCGGCGTCTGACGCGAGCCTAAACTTTATCCTTGGCACTGGCCTTCCTCCCATCTTCAGCAGTTTTTCGAGTTCGCACCCGATATGAGTACCCATCCCGAGACCGCCCGCAGCAGGCGCAGCGGACCCGGCTCAGCGGTTTATCCGCGTCGAGCTCGGTCACCTCTTCAAACTTCGGACTACAGGTCACGCACAGCGTGATATGACGTTCAGTTTTCACAAGGCAGTCTCCCCTTCCGGTATGCAGACATCCGGTATGTAATAATAATGGCCATCACCGCCGCCATGGCTCCGGCATAGCCCGTCCATGAGCGTATGCGCACGTACCCGCAAAGCGGCACATCGAGCCAGCAGCACGCGATCCAGCCAATGAGCTCGGACCACATCGCCCAGAACAGGCGGTCAATTTGTTTCACTGACAGCTTCATCGTTCGGCATATTGCGTTTAATATAGCCCATCTCAAACAGAGACTCGTCCGTAATGGAGCAGCTTTCCTCAAGGTTATCCGGGCCATCACACACCGCGTTCAGCGCGCATTTGCCGCATCCGTCATACCCATCCCGAGCCTTTGCGCAGTTTCGGACTATGGTAGCGTAGTCAAATTTGTTCAATATGATTTTCATTTTCACTCATCGCCTTTCTCTTTCAGCAGAGTAATCGCCTCTTGCAGCGCCTCCTCGTTAACAGGCCTCCAGCGCCCGCCGTCAACATCTGTTATCACCGGCATGGACAGCAGCTCCTCCGTAAGCGGGGCGCCCTGCCTTCCCATTGCCCCGCGCGGGCAGCCTACGTAATCGATAAACAACTGTCCAAATTCGCCAAGCCGCTCTAGCACTGTCTCAAGTTCCTTCTCAGCCTCAATCAGCTCGCACAGACGGTCGATGACAAAGTAAGCGCCGAGGATATCCTTGATACGTGGCTCATAGTGCTCACAAGAGTACCCGCATCCACTCATTTTGAGGTCCTTACTAGAACATTTTAGTATATAAGCACACGCCTCAAAGTGGGCACAATCCCCGCAATGATGAACCCGTTTCATTCTTATTCCTCCTGTGGCCCGCGCCACTCCCATTGGCTATCGCTAAAGGTGCAGTTACGACACCGGCAGCTCTCCCATTGGCAAAGTACACAATCCACTTCGCACCATTTTGGTGGCGCAGAAGCGTGTTTACATGTATCACATGGCGAAGTGTAACACGCGCGTAAGTCTTCGATAGCCGCGTCCCGCTCCTTCTCAGCTTTCGCTGCTCTTGCCTCGGCTGCCTCTGCGCGTTCAAGCAGTTCCGGTATTAGCGGACAATGAGCCGCTTGAACAGCCGTACAGAATCCGCCCACTGCCGTACAGTTCCCGTTGTCTGGGTGACAGTAATGACAGTTGAGGCAATTTAGCTTGTGCCTTACAGGTTCATCTTGGGGTTCAAAGCACGCTTCGTTGAATGTGCATGGCATATTGTTTTTTGTACACTTATCAAGTACTCTGTATTTGCAAAATGACACGCTTCTTTCCCCCTTCATACACCGCCTAAACGCTCCCCTCTCATCTGCACGGCCTTATCCCGCACGAGTTTGTCTATGACGCGGCCGGGTTCGCGGTAGCCGCAGAGCCGGGTGAGCTCTCGGATATGCCAGGCGGTTTGAGGGGTGACGCGGACAATCAGCCGCACCAGGCGTTTATTCTTCGGCATTGGCTTCCTCCTCGGCGGGAGCTGCGTACAGCGGGCAATTTGCTCTGACCGTTTCTCCCGGCTTTGCTGCCGACCCGCACCATTGTTTTTTTACACAGTTGTTGCAGTTCCCCTTTGACATCAAATCGTCGAATGATTCTCTGTATAGCTCAGCGCTGTCGTAAGCCTGGGCTATCAGCCAGCACGGGTCAATAAACCTGTGAAGTCCGCATTTTTCAAGCTCTTGAGCTGCCTCGCGGGTCTGTCCCATCTGTTCATAACACAGTTCGAGCAAGACACAGTCACTAATTTGTGCGATGGTCGGGAACGGATATCCGTAGGGAACAAGCTCACCTCGTATGTGGTCCACGCCGCATACGGCCCATTTTTCGCCCGATGGCACATGCAGCACGATGTCATTCGGCATTATCGTCGTCCGCTTCGCAGTGGGCCGGGCTGATAGCGACTGAATAAGTTCGACTGCGTCGCGGATTATGGCGCAGCCGTGGAGGCTGCAGTTGTGTTCACGCCCACAGCCAAAGCAGCGAAGCTCGTCCTGCACCGATATGCGCTTCAAGTTTGAAATCACCTGCTCGCATCTTTCAGCGGTAATATCCATATACGCCCTCCAATTCAAATCTGTTCAACCGGTTCAGCCGCCCACTTGCAGCCAGCGCAGCCCGTTGGCGCCCGCCCCAGCAACGTATTTACACATATACCGGTCATCTCCGACAGCTCCAACATATCTTCGAGGGCACAACCTTCAGGCGGCCATATAAGACATCCCGAGTTATCTGGTCGTCCGGATATGAAGCTCTGTATATCTTCCTCGGACTCCCAAAGGGTATCGGCGACCTCACTAATTGAGACGCCTGCCTCAGAGCACACATCAACGAGATGTCGCCACCGAGCAGAAAACTCTTTTTGGTCGTCTATAAGGCAGTCAGGCCTTTCATCTGCTTCCGGCTCCTCTCTGGGGCTTGTTGTTGCATGGCTTTGACCTAAAGAAGAGTCCGCTTCCCTGCTAAGCTCAGACGCGATAGCAGCCACAGATTGTGCAGTAGGCGTCCCTTTAGCCTTGCTTCTAACCTTTGCCTGCTGCTCCTGAGGCAGCCGTGCAAGTTCATACGCCGCCGACTCGGAGAGGCTGCCGGTCTCAAATGCTTCCATCCACTCCGGGGAGAGATTCTTGCGTATAACATCCAGCCGCGCCAGGCGGGATGCCGATATCTGCATAGCCTCGGCCACGGCGTCACGCAGCCGGCCGGGGATCTCCACGCCCTGACTTTTCAGCTCGGCAAGCAGCTCTCTGTAGCGCTCCGCCTGGCGCATCGTGTCCGCCGACGACATGACCCTTGTCGCACGGTTGGCCTCGATCAGCAGCAGCTCCTCCAGTATATCTGAGGCGGGCTCCCTGATAATGGCCGGCACCCGGCTCCAGCGCTCCGGCTCGGCCTTCGCCAGCTCGCAAATCGCAAGGAACCGACGGTGCCCGGATATTATACGGAAGTCTCCGCTGCCGTCGCGCACCGGCCTGACGATTATCGGCTCGATAAGGCCATTGAGCGCAATGCTGTCCGCGAGCTCATCTATGCTGCTCGTGTCATAAAAGTTTTTCTCGTTCTGCAGCAGTCGCTCCCGAGGGATGAAGGATATGGCTGTTGCCTCGGTGTCCAATTTGGACACGTCCTCCGGCTTTATGTAATCAGATACTGAAAAAGGCCTCTTCGCCATCAAACACCCGCCCCCTCGAGGTATTCTGCGACCAGAGCGCGATAGTCGCGGCCGGCGGAGCTATGACGGCTGTACACATTGAGGGGCTGCCGTGCAAATGTGCTCTCGTCGACCTTGTCGCTGCGCCGGATGACCGTGCGGAACACGGGAACGCCGGAGTCTCGGAGCAGCGCTTCGCCCTGAACGACCGCCGGGCTGTTGTGCCACATCGTGACCAGGATGCCCGCCGTGCGTATGCCCGGACATATCCCCCGAACTCCGGAGATCTGCGTGAGCAGCTCACGCATACCGGACACGGAGAATGCGTCGACCTTGACCGGGATAATAACATCGTCCGACGCCGCGATTGCCGCGACGCTGGCGGCAGTGAAGGACGGCGGGCAGTCGATGAGCACCACGTCGTATGCGGTGGCCTCTCCTGAAGTCCTGGCGTCCTCGTCGATGACGTCCAGGAAGTCGCGCAGCCTGCCGGCTCCTACGCCCTTGCTGACGCTGGCGATGTCAGCGGTGATTAGCGATATATCCGACGGCACAATATCGACGCCCTCGTGCGCTGTGCAGTAGATGCAGTCATAAGGATCGTCTGCAAGCCCGTCCATTATGCAGGCGATCGTATTCGCGTCCTCGCCGATGCCATAGAAGTGCGAGGCGTTGGCCTGCGGGTCGGCGTCTATAACAAGGACCTTTTTGCCGTAGTCCTCGGCCAGAATTGCAGCCATGTTCACGGCGGTGACGGTCTTACCGACGCCGCCTTTTAGATTTACGATGGATATTGTTTTCATTCGTCTGTATCGTCCTTTCCTGGGCGTTGCCGCGCCCGATAAGATAAGATTCTCGAAATGCCCTGCCGCGAGGCATATCGAACTGCACCGTGTAATACCTGCGGGCTGGGTGTATGTAGATCACTCGCCCCAGAACTGGCGGTGATATATGCCCTCCATAATACGGCACACAGTGTACTCTATCCCCTACTCGCACTATTACCTCCTAAAACGGCAGTTCCATCTGCCGCTCTTCCGGCGTGGCCGGTTTGAGGCGCGACGTGGACTTGAACTGATAGCTGGCGCCCTTATAAAAAAACTTCATGTGCTTCGGATAGAAACCAAGCCGGAAATGGCCAAGCTCCCCGTCCTTGTTCTTTGCAACGTTAAGTGTGCGATTGCCCGATGGGACATCATCGTCTTCGAGGTACAGGAGCATGACGATATCTGCATCCTGCTCTATCTGCCCGGATTCTCTCAGGCTCGCCAGCGTCGGCGCGCTCCGGCGGCCCTTTTCGGGACGGCTGAGCTGCGAGAGCGCAATGACCGTTATCCCCGTATCCCGGCCCAGCTGCTTGAGGGCAAGAGAGATATTTGTGATCTTCTCATATCTGTCGCGCCCGGAGGCGTTGAGCAGCTGAAGGTAGTCAATGATTATCACGTCATAGCGGCGGGAAAGCGATACCGCACGGATGTCCATCGGCGTCATGCCGGAGGCCTCTATGACCTCAAGAGGGATCCTGTCGCTCCGGGCTCCGAGGGCAGCCACGGCGTCGAGCTCGCTGTCGCTCAGGCTGCCGGACTTTATGGCGTTGAAATCAATTTCCGCCGCATAGGATATCATTCGGTCGTACAGCTTCTTGTCGCTCGTTTCAAGCGAGAATATGCCGACTCTCTGTTTCTGTGCCTGAGCCATCTCGTATGCGAATTGCGCTGCCAGCATTGTCTTGCCGGCCGAAGGATACCCGCCCAGTATTATCAGGTCTCCCGGTTCGGCATACAAGTGCTCGTCAAGCGGTTTGAAATTCCAACGGAGGTATTGAGGCGTTTTACGCTCTGACAGCCTCGAGTGGAAATCGCATACTCCATCAATGAACGGAACTATGCGAAGCTGGCTCCGCTTGGCCAGCATCAGTGACAGCTGCTCTGCGCTGCTTCGGGCCTCGTCGATGTCCACGGCGCTGACTATTCGCATTGCCGCAGTCTGTAGTTTGCCGAGCTGCACAGCGTCGCGGACGATATTGACATACTCTTCCCAGTTGGCGGCGGTAGGCGTGTTGCGGAGAATGTCCCTGATAAGCGGTTCATAGGCTTCCCCTACCTCTGCCATCAGCGTCACAGAGTCAACTGGCCTGCCATAGGAGAAGAGCTTGCAAACGCCCTTATACAGGCTTCCGAGCGCGCCTGCTCCGAAGTCCTCGGGAGATAGCCGCCTGACGACATCGCCGATGATTTCCGGGCTGAGCAGCATGGAGCCGATGACGGACTGTCTGGCAGCAGTGAGCATGTTTTCGTTTACCACTCCTGCGTCCGCTCCCCTCCGCCGGGGGTGCGCTGGGTATGCGCTCCGGGTATTTTTGAGTAATCGTCGTTCCAAGGCTCGCTGTTGAGCCAGGTGGAGGCATGCGGGATTATGCCGCGGCGCCATTGCTCGCTGCGCATGTCCTTCTTGAGCGTATGGGACATCAGCTCCAAAAGCGCGTCGTCGGGCTTTAGCTTGTCCCAGGCCTTCACCGCGGCTTTGCGGCCTGCTCCGTTAGGATATGCCTTCCAAAATTTCTCAAAGCGTTCTGGCTTCCACTCAGGCATTGAAACCGTGCGTCCGCTCTTTTTTGGGCCGGCACACGCATTTCCCCCCTTTGGGGGGACTGTAGGGGGGTTAGTATTATCATGTATATATAATCTACTACTATTATTAGGGTAGACATTTTTGTCTACACCCCTCTCGACATTTTTGTCTAGACCCCCCCGGGGGGTGTAGACAAAATTGTCTATACCCCCTTTGCCGGGGAAAAACGCACCGGCATATATCCGGCGCTCTCTTCCATTGTCATTAGTTGCCATTTCACAGCGTATAAACCCGGCTGCCTCCATCTGAGTGATCATCCTGCTGATGGTCCGCTCCGACACGCCCAGGACCCCCGCAAAATAGGTGTTCGTCGCCCAGCAGTAACCGTCCTCGCCTATGAGGGCGGAGAGCTCTGCATAGAGCAGCTTCGCCGTGGACGACAGCTCCTCGGAGTATCTCACCTCAGAGGGCAGCTGCGCCCAGTAACTGCGCCTTATCTCCGGCATGGTACACACGCCCTCTTGCATTTTGCGGGATTTCGGATATAATGGGATTACATTCGTCTGTGTCTCTGGCATGGACTGCGTCGTACCGGTTGCCGCCGGTGCGGCGCTTTTTTTGTTCTTGCACATAGTTCACACCACTTTCATTCCCGGATAGTACTCCGGTACTTCTTCCACTCCAATGCGCGGGCGCCCAGGGCCTCGCTTGCGCTTCGCAGCAGTCGGGGTCGGTTTCTGAGGCTCTGGCTGTGCCGCGGATGCCGGCGCCGCCGGAACGTAACGTATCGCGTTCTGCTTGACGGATTCCAGGTATGCCTCTACATCCGCTTCGGAGAATCGCATTGTCGAGCCCATGACGTAGTAGACGCCGATGCGCCGGGTCTTGGCCAGGCGATAGACCGTTGACTCAGAGACACCGAGCCTCTCGGCCACTTCCTTCTTGGTCAGCATTTTTTACCTCCTTTGCAAACTTGAGGGACATGGCGGCCTGAATAATGTCGTCAAGCTCGTCCATGATATCGTCATACGATTCGCGCTCCTGCGCATCGATCTTCCCGTCCTCGGCAATCTCAATCAGGTCGTCGAGGCGTTCCTTCCGGCCGAAGTCCCGCAGCCTGCGCAGCAGCGACAACACGGCCTGCGGCAGCTCCGTGACCTGGATGTCAGGGATAATGCCGGGAGCTCCGAGACTGTCGACGAGGTACCAATAGGCAAGGACCTGCTGCCCTGTGACGTCCACCATACGGACAACAGCCTCGCTCGATATCTGCTGCTCGCCGAGCTCCCAGGCCGCCACGGTGCGGACAGAATAGCCGAGGGCCTCCGCCCAGCGTTCCTGGGTCATGCCTGCAATGCCTCTGCCGATTCGCGCGATATTCCTGCGGTCGCGGCTCATTGTGTCAGGCCTCCTTTCGGCATAAGCTGGGTTCATCATCGTACAGCATGATCGTATCTCCATAGGCTGCCATGTCATACAGGTCGTCTATCGTACAGCCGAGGATGGCAGCAATAATCGGCAGCTTGTCTGCGGATGGGAACGAGATGCCGACTTCCCACTGGTGCGCAGATGCTATGGACACGTCGCAGCGACGAGCAAGTTCAGTCAGCGTCAAGCCGCGGGCGTTTCGCAGCGCTCGAATGTTCATGCTTGGTTTTGCCATTATTTTGTCCCTCCCCTCTTGCCTCGCGTCTATCCCTCATGTTATGATAGGCGTAAGGTTAAGTTTGTGCTTAAACTATAAATCATCAATCGATGATTGTCAACGATAATTCATCTATAAATGATTTTTTGTGCAAATCGCGACTTCTTTCATTAAAAAAAGGAATTGTGCAACATGGACAAAGACGCTGTCATTTGGAGAATACAGAATTACTGCAAATTACGCGGAGTTAAGCCAACCGTAGCCTGTGAAGCGTCTGGCGCTGGTCGTAACTTTATCGGCGATATTCGGTCCGGAAAAAACCCCGGCATTGACCGTTTTGAAATGTTGGCTGATTATCTTCATGTAACAGTTTCGCAACTGCTGGGGGAAGAAACAAAAAAAGAGCCCGACGGCGAAAATGCCGTCGAGCTCCCTGATCCTCTTGATGCGCAGCTTATGGACCTGTTACGCCGGGCTGATCCTGAGACGAAGTCTGCGATGCTTGTTCTTCTACAGCAGCGGAAAAAAGACGAATAAACTCACGTTTTTCATTGTCCGACAGTGTGGCAAACAGTGCAATGATTTGGTCATCCAGATCAGAGGGCATTGTACCGGCTCCTTTCTGACTCGGATCCGCGCCATATTGGTACCAAAGTGAGTATAGCATAATATTACAGCCTTTGCATTATGTGGAGGTGTAGCAAATGGAGAAGGCAAAAAATATTGTCCTCGTGGTCTGCGGTATTATGCTGTTCTTTGGTTCGCAGGCGGCTTATGGAACATGGCTGTACATAATTGTGTGGGCAATTGGCGTCGCAATGCTCGTTTTCGGAATCGTGGGCCTGCATAAAAATCGAAGTAATCGAAAAGCCGAGGCAAGCAAAAGGGATCCCGCAGAGAATGGTTTTTATGATCCTAATTGTCATGTCAGCAATAACTACGAACAACCCCCGGAGGCACATCGCAGCAGAAAAACTGTAAAAATAATAATAATTGGCTTTGCCGCTTTTTCGCTGATTATTGGAATTATTACTACTGCTAATTACGACCCAAGCAAGGCAAACCGTATGACCGATGAAGAGCGCCAAGAAATGCTCGATCTTATCCCACCCGCGCCGATACCCATAGGGACACAGGCGTTTTTTTCTACCTCTGACGAGGAAGAAGTACAGGCACTCGCCAGAATTGCGTGCGTATATGCCCAGGGGTACTATGGCACAAATTGCCTTGTGTACTGCGGTGACCAAATATATATTTATGCAATTGACGAGACTGTAGCATCCTTTGATTTGGACAACTGGGACTCGGCCACCGCTGATGCGATGCAGCTATATGACAGTATTCTCAAGCGCCGACAACAGACAGATTGTTATCGTGGCGTCAATATAATTCTTTGTGCAGATACTTCCGGGGAGAGCTGTCTCTATGTGCAACACAATAAAGAAGTGCTATACAATGCCCTAGACAAGATAAAAGAACTTCACCCTGAACGATTTGAAGATGTGTCCAATTTGGACACCTAAGCCGCTCTGAAGAAGGGCGGCTTACCTTTAGGCGGTGTGCTGTGGGATACTTGAAGAAAAAAGTCAAAGACGAGCGCGGGGTATGGATCCCCGTGTATGCCAAGACACCGGAGGAGCTTGAGGCTAAGGTCGCCGCCAGGCTTGCACAGATAGAAGCAGCTAAGGCCCTCGCGGCTAACCCCTATGTCTACCAGGTCGCCGTCGACTGGTACGCCACGACCACGCAGCGCAGCTTCAAGCGCCGGGAGGATTACCGCAATGCCATCAACAGGCACATTTGCCCCGTGATAGGGCAGATGCACATATCCGAGGTCTCCGCTGCCGACGTCGCCTCTGTAATGGCCGCAGCCGACGGGTACAGCCGCAGCCTGCAGGACAAGATCGCCAGCACGCTTCGGCAGGTGTTCTCCTATGCTGAGGAACAGGGGTACATATCAAGCAGCCCTTGCGACAAGATAAAAGCTGGCGGAAAAAAAACCGCTGAGAAAAGCGCGCTGACGCCCGCAGAGCAGGCCACGCTGCTGCGCGTGGTCTCCGGACAGCAGATCGAAGGCTTTGTCCGGCTCGGGCTGTTTGCCGGCCTGCGCCGGGAGGAGATCCTCGGGCTCATGTGGGACTGCGTTGTCCTTGATGGACCTGCACCTCATGTCAAAGTGCGCCGGGCGCTGAGATGGGAGCACAACCGCCCTATCGTCTCAGACGCTCTCAAAAGCTACGCAGCCCGCAGGGATGTCCCTATACCCCCACAGCTCTCAAATTGGCTGAGAGAGCGACAGGCGGCCTCAGGCTATGTGATTTGCACCGAGGCCGGGCAGCCGTGGTCAGAGGCCAGCTTTAAGAGCGCTTGGGGATACATCAAGCGCCGCCAGACAGGCACTGCATCGCGGAAGCGTATGGACCCGAAGACCGGCAAGCCGTGCAAAGTCCAGGTAGAGAAAAAGCTCGGTGACAAAGTCCCGAACTCTGCGGTGACTATCGAGATCGACTTCCCTGTCACACCTCACATTCTGCGGCATACATATGCTACCAGTCTGCTCATGGCCGGCACGAATATCAAAGTCGTCCAGCACCTGCTGGGACATGAAAAAGTGGACACCACGCTCAACATATATACCCACCTCATGGAGCGCAGCGCCGAGGCAAATATAGGGGCTGTTTGTGAGACCTTTGGTGATAACAGGGGATAATTTTGGGGATATTATTTCTAGTTGCAGCCTATACGCATTGATAATTCAGCAATATCATTGTTATAGTCATTGCTTCACACGCAGGAGGTCACTGGTTCGAGTCCAGCAGTCTCCACCAGAAAGCGCCGGAGTCCTTTGACTCCGGCGCTTTCTTCTCGTCCTACCGCGCATTTGGCACTTGACATTGGGCCCGCGATGTTTTAGTCTATATAAATGTAAATCCGTGCTTTTGCACTTATGATTGGAGTTCTTATTATGAAGAGGATCAAGACCCTTGAGACCCGCGACCTTTGCGCGAGCGTTAAGAACGGCGGCTGCGGCGAGTGCCAGACCTCCTGCCAGTCTGCCTGCAAGACCAGCTGCGGCGTTGCCAACCAGCCCTGCGAGAAGAAGTAA